TCAGCTAATGATGTAATAGCGTGTCTTATCAAACAACGACCTCCAAAAAGGACATCCTTTGCCAATGATAAATTCCAGCTAAGTCTAACCTGATAGTTATTTATAGGTTCTATTTCAAATCCTGTTGGTTGTTCTGGAAGATCAGAGAAACTTTTTACAGGTACATTTAATTCCGTTGGTAAGGCTGACCTTTCCCCTAAAGCATTAAAAGTAAAAAGTCTGAGATCATACGATCCAGCTTCAAATTCTGTTTGTTTTATTTCAAAAGATGATTCCTGTGTATTAACAACGGTGAAATTATCATCATCTCTTCTGTACTGCAATTCATAACTTGAAGCACCATCCACAGGTTTCCAATCTATAAATACTTTGGCAACGGCTCTATTATTAATTACAACAATTTTTTCTTCGAGGCTTAAACCTGATGGTGATAATAATACTGAAGTAAGCACATTTGTATTCTTAACTTCTAATTGTTCATTATCTTCTACTGCTGCATATTTACTTTGATTATGACTAAGAGCAGTGATAGCATAAGTCTTTTTAGCTGTTTCTTTTATGTTTGTAATTCTCCAATTTGTAACAGACAAACTAGCCGATTCAAAAATATACGGGCTATTGACTACAGGAGCAGAAGTAAAAGCACTGGAAACATTAACAACAGTTTGATTATTTGAATAACTATCTATTGTTCTAGTTTCTACCGTTCCATTACTTAACAAACAGCTAATAGTTGGAGATTCACTAATATTAGGTTGATTTGTACTATCTACATTGTCAATAGTTATAGCGGTAGTGGTTGCAGCTTTTACAACACCACCTCTTCTTGTTGCTGCTTTAACTCTATCAGCAATTCCAATAATACTACCTATCTGTACAACAGATCCAGCAGCAATGTTAGTTTCAAAAGCACAAACCTCAGTAGCAATCTGTTGTGTATTTAAAAACCATTTACCCACTCTCTGTGCCTGACCTTTTGATGTCGTTCCAAAAGTTCTAATAGTGTTAATATGTTCACCATATTTTTTTATTGCCTCTGTATCCTTAACAGTGACATAATCTATATCTTGAGTTTCTAAATCAAAGTAACTAATATTAATTATCGTAAATCTTGTTTTTAAAGAACTACCACTATAAGCAAAATTACCATCGACTACATTTGCATTATTAAAAACATAATCAAATTCAATTTTATTTGGATCGCTAAAGTCTTTTGGTGCATCTTGGGATATTTTTATTGTACCTTCCGAGTAGAAAGGCATTGCTCTCATTACAGAACAGATATCATTAATAACTTTTAAAGCTTCTTGTTGAGTTCTAATATTTGCATTTAAGGAAAATCTAGGTTCTAATCCATTTTGTCCATCATTGACTAACTCACTACAGTATTCACTTGCTTTTTGAAAAACAAATTTATCTATTGAAGTTTCTGGCAATCCACAACCATACTGTAGATTCTCTACAATTTCATTATCATCATCTCTTGTAATTCTCTCTTCGTGCGAAATAAGAAGATCATATAAAATCCAAGCTGGATCGCTTGTCCATTGTTTTTCAGAGGCAAACGTACCTTGAAAAATATAACCTGATGGATAAATAATTCTACCATTGTTAAGATCAACGGTTGGTGTATAAGTTGTACCATCTCCATCTGTATAAGGTCCTGGAATCTTTACTTTTTTACCTCTTACCCTAAATATTCTTGATGGTAGCGATGGAAACTCTTCTGCACTAAAACGTAATGAAGTATAAGCAACATGAGGATAATTACGAGGTTCTTCAATAACTTCAGTAACACCACCTAAACGCATATTATTAAAGGTATTATTATTGCCTTCATCATTTGTTCTCGTAAGAGTCACAGTTATAGGAAAAAATGCCCCAGAATCTCCTATTGGGGTTGTATTATATCCAGTAATTTCAGAAAGTCTTATCCCGTAATCACGACCATATGATGCAACACTTTTTCCCTTAATAATTTCTGAATCATCTGCACCGATAACTACAACTTCCGACCCATTACTAGGATTTACCTTAATTTGTATTTTTACTGTAGTTGATCTCCGATCACCAGTTTCACTATCAATCCTAAAAAATTGATCAAATTTAACTCTTACTCTTAATACATCTATATTCACATTAGTTATTGTTACAGAACGAGGAGTTGCAGTCCCACCTTTAGGAAAACTAACAAGTTGACCAATCTCACTATCAATTCTTTCAGTGGTTTGTATTTCGGCTGCTGGTAATACTAAGTTATTAGCCGTACCTTCTTGAAATCTAAATTCAACACTTTCATAATTAAAGTCTGATGTTGATGGATTATTAACATCTGCATCAGCCTGTAAAACTGGTTGTTTATTTAAAAATAAATCTTTTAAAAAACAATTTTTATATGCCTCTGATGTCTTATCAGTAATATTATTTTTGTGTGCAGTAGCACTAAGCTCTATTTCTCCTTCACTTAAAATATCAACAAGAGTAATAAAATCTATTGATTTTAAAGCTGACGAAGGAAGTTTAGCCTCTGATTTTACAGTAGATTTAAAAATAGCGTCAGTTGCACTAACTTGACGAGCCTGATCTGAACGAGCGAAATTTAGATCTGTCATTAACTATTTACCACCTGTGCTGAATCTACATTTGCACTGACAGTATTTGATCCAATCAGAGTTTCTCCATAAACTATATTAATTGGAACACCCTGTTTAGAAATATTCATTGTTCCATCAAAAATAAAACTGGGATCTTGTTCATCTGGTTTTAAAGTAGGAGGAGTTGGCGGTGGAAATAATAAATCAGAAACTCCTTCAATTAAAAAACTAACACCAATACCTGTTAAAGCAGTTGCTAAAGCACCAGAAATAAATACAATGCTTGAAGTGGCAGCAATAGCACCAGCACCAAGAAAAGCTCCACCTAGTAAAAATGGTAGTATTTCTCCATGAACTACAGGTATTATCTTTATATCACTTTCTGTTTGTAAATCTAATAAATCTTCTGTAATTCTTACCTTACCTGCCATCACGCAATATTCCTGTTCCTTTATATGCTCTGCTACTCCATGAAAATTATGTATTAAAAAACTAAAAGCCTGTCTTGGACTAGCTACATCTATCTCAAATGTAGACTGTCCTATAAACTTTCTTAATCGACCATAAATAGTTAGCTTAATCATCTACTTCTGCTGGATCTAATTTAATAATAGATTCTGTCTTTGGATCTACAAGATAAAAAGGCAAATCATTATACTTACAACTCAGTTTATCAGTATGACTAAATTCAAACAATGAATCAGGATGACTATGAACAATACCTAAAACCTCACCTTGATCTTCACCCTCTGCCCAATCTATAGGGTCTATAACAAAAGATTCTTCTTTATATGCCTTTGATATATTTTTACATTTCCAATATTTATGTTTACCATCTATATCTAAAACAAGACCGCAGCACTCCTCTGGGTAACACTCTGTAGCGTGTGAATATGCTTCTGTAGCCCAAGAATATTCTGTCATTAAAAGAAAGTACCAGCAGAAGGAAATAGTTCCCTTGTAACTATTCTTGCAGGTATCTTTTTATTCTGCATATCTAATACACTAACTAATTCAAATTGTACAACTTGCCT